TTGAAGATATTAAGTATCTTCTAGTACAATAGAAATTTATATAAGTCCAAAATCTTTCTATGGTATCAACAGATATACCAGAAGGTAAGAAACAATAACTGCTTCTAACTTTTTCAACATCCTTGCTACTTAATTTCATCAAAAAATCCATAACATCATATTTTTCGCTTGTTGGTATACTATTTTTCACCCAACTTGTTAAAGCTTCCATTTTAGGCTTATCAGGAAACATAAATTTTAAATCATGTTTACTATTATATGCAATTATCTCATTTATTGTTCTAAAATTTAATCCAAACCCAATATTTTGAAAAGTGCTGTAATTGATAGGTTTACAAGTTTTTTGACTCTTAATATTGATATCAGATAATTTAATTCTTATCCCTTCTGCAGCTGACATGTAATTATGAAAGTTAGATTTAGGGTAGTTTTCTAATTCAGTTCCAACATTTAAAGCCTTCAGAACAGAATAAGCTTTTGTAAAAACTTTTAAACTACATCTTTTGTCCTCACCTTTTAAAATAAATGTTTGTGTAAATAATGTCATTACATAAATTTGTGTCATATCCACCCCAGAAAGAGAATAAACATAACTACTATCTTTCAATTGTGAGTAATGTAACATTTTCCTTCCTAAAGTTCTATATGGGATACAAGAAGCTATTAGCCTCATTTTCTCTTGATCAGCTGTTTTCAACTCTAAAGCAAAATTATGTTTCTTGTAATAAGGTATTTGATAATTTACTTGTGTTCCTTTCCCTGGGAAATAATCACCGCACAAACTAAGATAACTTTTTATTCTGAAGCTTCTTTCATTGTCACTTTCTAGGTAATCTAACATTATCTCTTGAGCATCAGCACCCAACAATATAAGATGTATTGGATGCATATTAAAGATCCCTCCAAAAGCCAAAGGTAATTTTGATAAATTCTTAAATCTAGGTAAGTGATAAAATTTCCTAATCATTTCAGACATTGTTAACATTGTCAGATAACATTGTGTCATTGTGCCACCATTTGAAAAGATTTCTACAACTTTAGAGACAATGGTTGAAATATCATCTACCCAACCTTTCCCTTTAGGCTCAAAGGAAACATTGCCTAAAAATTTATGAGTCATAGGTATCAATCTCTTTTTGGCGTACATTATAGAAATTATTTCAAAGAAATTTTTTGATAAAGATGATTTCTTTTTAGACAATAAATGGTTGCAACCTTTTTGGAACATTTCATATTGTTTAAATATTTTTATATTTTTGTCATAGTATTCAGACATAATAACACCACCACTATCATCACTATGAGCTATCAAACTAAATTTTGCATTTTGTTTGCTTGCTATCTTATCATCAAAATACAATTGGGTGAAAGCATGCAGCAAAGATGATAGGTAATTAAAAATCCCCATCATAAAACTATAAGGCATATTTAA